TTTTGTCATACCAGTTAACAAGTCGTTCCGAAAGATTAATCAAGCGGTAAGTCTCGTTACCAGAATAGTGAGTGGTGATATCCCCGTTCACATGGCCCATCAAATCCTTGCGGTCTTCCAACCCAACTTCCATTGATCTCAGCCGTGTTGCGAAGGTGTGGCGAAGATCATGGATGCGAAGGTGCATATTCGGTCCTCTACAGTGCTTTAAGCCGATTTGCTCTACCGCCGTCTTCCACTTACTCGTATGAAGCCGTGAATAGCCGCTACGGGCTCCTGTGGATGGTTTTTGCACCCACGACAGCACATAGTCGGGATGGTTGCCCCGGCATCGCTCCACAACGTCCCTCGCAAGCGAATTGAGGACTACCCGATGAGAACGACCATTTTTAACGCCCCGAATGTTGTGCGGAACGTCGAAAACGGTCACACCCAAGTCTGGGATCAGCACTTCCCAATCCCATCGAAGGGCGCAGGCTACTCCTTCACGGACACCCGTGTAGAGGCATAGCCGAACCCCATCCGCCAAATCATCCGACAGCAGGCGCAATAAATCTTGCTCCTGCCCCAGCGACAGCGGATGTCCCTCGGCGGGATCAGTGGGTAGCATTCTGATGAGTGGCGGAGTTCCTAACCAAGGACTCCCCGCATCATCCCGCCAAACCCTAGCCGCATCGTTCAGAATGTTCCGCATCACTTTGAGCGTGTGATTGATCGTCGAATTTTTGACGTATGGCTGACGGTCAGAAACAAAACGATTCACAGACGGATGATCACGGTGAACTTCCCGAAGCGGGACTTCTCCCAAGTACTTTGTGAGATAGTCGGTGTGCAGGACCGCATCTTTTAACTGGTGAGGCTTTCGCCCTTCCAGATATTTTATGCAGGCCTCAGTCATCGACCAACTCCCCATTACGCCATACATAAGGCGATTTTTTACTTCGTTTACCCGATAGTCGCGGACGGCTTTTGCGCGAACTTTAGAAGTTTCTCCCGAACTTTCTCGTAAGAGTTCAAACTTCTTGCCGACTGTGACTTTCTCGTAAATGTGCCAGATTGAGCCTCGTTTGTGCATATGGATGTCTCCGGTTGAGGCCCGCCATCGACAAAACTATTTTGCCCGATGACGCGCTCCAATTCCACCCTCTTGAAGAAAATTTTTCGCCCGATTTTGATTGTGTCGATTTTCGGACGGATGTGATGTTCAAACGTGTACCGTTTCACGCCTAGATATTTTTGGGCATCGCCCGTTGATAGGAGTACAGTCAAAACGGCATGTCCTCCTCATCAGCACCCGGCTCGTAGGCTGGTTGTGCGGCATGTCCGTTGGCCTTCTGGTAAGTGTCTTCCTTGACGGTGCCAGAAATGAACTTGCCCTTCGGGCCTTCTTTGATCCAGCCAGCGATCTCCACGTCCATTTCCGCGCCATCTGGACAAACGACCTTGCCACTGCCCGTGTAGTAGGGTGACTTTTCCGACTTCGGATTCTTATTCCGAAACATACTGAAATTTCCGGGGTTGTGTTCAAACGCCATTTAAAATCTCCTTTCTTCGTGCGCTAGGCAGGGTGTTGGAATAAATAGGTCAGCTTCATGTTTGAGGCAGTGACCGATTATTGGTCTGCCCTTATATATGTACTCTGGATGGGTCGGGACTACCGAGGGCTGTCCCGTGAAGTGATCGCACTGGCGGCACGACTTATCCGTGTAGAAGTTGGACATCAATCTCTCCGTCGTAAACTCGTTTACCGCTGAGGCGGCTTGGCTCGGTATCACTTTCAATAAACTCCCAGAATTCGGTTAGTAGGGGAAATAGCCAGTTCCAGTAATCTTCATTCCTCACGACTTCCCAGATTCGCGTTCCGTTGGGCGACCACGAACAGAAGTGGCACTTGTCCAATTGTGAGCAAGCAAGCTGGCCTTGTATTTGTGCCACGAATTGGTCACTGATGGATGTGTGTGGCTCGGACTGCCTGCACTTAATTTCCAGCAGGCCCACAGCAGGAATAACGCCATCAGGTGAAGCCCCCAAGAAATCGTGATGAGGATGAACAACGAGGCCAACGTCATCAACGAGATTCCCTGATATAACTTCGTAACGGTGCCGTGCCACAGGCTCGTACTCCGTTCCAAAAAGCATGAACTCATTTGGTTCAATGAATTCGCGCTGAGTCTTGATTCGCCATAACGCCTGACGGCTCTTATATGCACCTTTTAATCCTGCCGCCGATCCGAAGTCAGACGCTGTGAGCCGCTTGGCTCGTTCCGCGAACCATTGTTGGCTTTGCTGTTCCATGCTTCACCTTTTTCAATTTCTCAAGATCATGCGCCGCAATCTTCTCGCGATCCTTCTGCGGCAACGCTTTCCAAGTGGCCTGGAAGTTTCCATCTTTCGCACTTTTTTCTAGTTTCTCCAAAAGACCTTTGTCAGAAACGGACAGAGAATTTCCATCGTCGTCGAGAGATCGCTCGGTGGACGTAACGCCCAGTGCGCCAGCGAGTGCGTATCGTTTTCCATACGTCAAAAGCGCACCGACTTTCTGTGGATTGTCCGGTTCCGCGCATCGAATCGAGGAGATGAACTGGATGAATTCGCCTGACTTGTGGCCAATCATTGTTCTGATACGAACCTCATTAGCCGACGCTCCGCGCTCCCACATCTGCATATAGAAAAGACCTGCGGCTTTTAATGGGGCTTTGACCGCTTGCCCTATGTCGTGAATGTCGGCGTATTTCGATTTGTGAAATGGATTCACTTGGTTCTTGCCAGCCGCCTCGATCTCCCCCTGCGCGGATGCGAGTGACGAAAATATTTCGGTATTGGTCGGTGACATCGAGAAAAATTCTTGAGTCACTATCACATCTTCTTCGGGCATCACATAGGTTTCGTTCATACGTTCCCTCTTCGGCGGTTCGCCTGTTCAGAGCGCCAAATCTCGACTTTCAAGATCGCTGTGTTTCGCTCGTTGTTCAATATTTCGTAGTCGGCTACAGCATCTTCAAAGTCCTTGCACCATTTCTGATATTTCTCGGACTGCATAGCGACGGCCTCTTTCTTCGCTACTGACCATCGCTCACCGCTTTTAATCGCGTCTTGCTCGGCTTCCAGATAGGCCAGCGATTTCATCGTCTGACGCTGATACTCCTTCGCCTTCATCGCCGCTTTGAATCCAGCAACGGTCGAATCCGTGACGGACAGCATCGTTAAAGCCTCCGCGATTTGTTCATCACCGATTAACATCGACGGCCTCCTCTTCGAAGAATTGCGCCAATTCGTATTCCTCTGTGGTCATGGCCTGCTGGCCGATGTATTTCCGCATGATGGGGCGCACTAACTCGGCGACTTCGTCATGGTGTTCCCAGATGGCCGCACTCAGAAACCGCCGATCTAAAAGTTCCGCAGGGTTCCGTTTAGGAACTCCATCAAAGTCCGTTCCAGATATCTCATCAACCATAAGGGCTGGTCTTCCTTGTAGAGGTGGAATTTGTTGTGAAATTCGGTATGGCAGATGACGTGCATCGGAACCGCTAACGTGTCGGGTGCTTTCATTCCCATGCCGCCAAGGTTCAATCCACGGATTGATATGCAGTGATGAGCGATGATCTGATTGTCGTCCCACCCCTTTTCTCCGCACATCACGCATGATTGGTCACTCTCTGTGATCCATTTCAGATATTTTTTATTCCGATACCTCAATTCAGAAATCGGCGGTCAACCCAAGCGAGGATTGCAAGCAGACCCGACCTTCCGACCCGGCCCTGCTCCCGCCGACCTCTCGAATACAGGCGGGGCCACTTGGCCCCCCAGACAGAATCCCGAAGGAGGAATTTTGGGGTTCTGTCGCGCCAGTTATGTGAGTCCGAAATTAAGGCCGATTTAGGTAGCCCATCTGAACTCAACGCTGGCCAGCGCCCACTTCCGATCTGAGACTCGGGAGCCACATCTGTTTTTGTCGAAAAAACATCCACAAACGAAGGTTAACGTGCATTAACAGTGAAGTCAACAAGAGATTACGTCGGGACAAAAGAAAAGGCTTCCTGAGAAGCCCTTCCTGAGAACAACTTGTTAATGCGGCTAGACGGTATTCAAAGTCTCGACGGCAACGCCAAACACCGTGAGGTTCGAGTCAGCCTGCACGGTCGGATACTGCGTGTTGATTGGCTTCAGATATGTCGTGGCGCCATCGACCACAATTTGCCGGAAAACTATTTCATCACCGTTGGTCGCCTTAGCGAGAACATAATCACCTGATTCCCAATTACGGCACTTATCAAAAATCACGGTGGAGTTTGAGTTGAA